GAAATTATTATTACTTGTGTTATTAACTAAAAGTTGAACACTAATTCTGTAGTATCTATACGGACCGGCGGGGGTTAATGTATATTCTTTTATACCACCAGCATTTGCTAGACCCCAATCTTCATTTACAACTTTTTTAAGTATATCCCAATTAGTTCCATCGGCACTTCCTAATAAATGGAAATTTTTTGGTATATCTGATGCTTGGGCTGGAGGATATGGCCACAAATCAATCTGTTTAACGGCGGTATTTTGTCCTATATCAACTTGACCCCATTCGCCCATGAGATTCTCTTTATTATTGAATGTTAGCGAAACATTATTTGCTGTTGCGTCGTGTGCGTCGGTCAATGTTATTTTAAATGGTTTTGAATTACCATCAAGAACTACAGATGCTACTGTGGTGGTGGTCGTTCCACTAACAGGATGTTCGTATGTTATTGTATCGCCAACTTGAAGGTCATAATAATAAACAAATCCTTCATTAATACCGAAAGAGTTGGCGGCGGTATCTATAACTTCATTAGTATTTTGAAGTTTTGCGGTTGTAACCGTTATATCTTTTGGTTCACCAACGAATCTTGTATGTGATCCACCAATATAGGCGCCACCATTTGATCCATATCTATGATCTGTTGCTGGGTTGTTCCCACCTGTTCCAGCGGTTAACCAATAACTTGAAGTATCTGGTTCTGTTCCTTCAAAGCATTTATTAAATCCTACATCAGTATTACTATTATACATAGACGATTGTGTATATGTTTGTCCAGTCAAAGCGCCACCATCACTATTTTTTCTTCCAATATCATAAACAGGGACAGAAAACCCTACTTCTTCGGGCATTCCAACTATATTACCAGTATGTTGTTCTGGTAACGTTTGTCCCGCAAAATTAATTTTTGGTCGCAAATACATAACTAATTTATCACCAGCGATAAAAGGAAAGCCACCTGGAATATTAGTATCTGAAGGCATAGGAACATTTGTTACCTCTCTGGTTTCCATAATTTGCGAACGACCTGGAACATTCATCAATTGTTCATAAATGGATTTTAAAGCAGGAACAGAAACTCCAGAAGCGTCTAAAGGAGTACCAGAACCATTATTCATAGGAGCAGAGGACTTACTACCACCCAAAACTTTGGAAAGTTGAACGGCTAAAGCATTATAAAAAGCGGTATTACCAGAATTAAAAGTTTGACCAGATGCGACTTCTAAATCGGTTTGAACTGAATTTTTGTTTTCAAAAATACCAGCAGAAAGAGGAGAACCGACCAAATGAATAGAAGCCACTCTTGCCATAGCTTCACCAAGCATTTGTTCATCGCCAATTGGGGAAATAGATGTTAAATATTTGATGGCGTATTTATCAAGTGCTCCGTTGCCTGTGGTTGTTCCGTCTGTGCTCACCAATTGTGCTCTACCTCCCATTGGAATACCTGAATTGGAACTATTCCCTGTGTGAGGGAGATGAACTAATTTTCCACGCGTAATTGTTTTTGCGATTCGGTTACATAAATTATCAACTGCTATATTACCAGAAGAACCACCTGAATAAAAAATATTATCAGTATAGTCGTTGTCGCCTACAAGAACGGTCCCTGAAATATCGGCAGCGTTTAATGAAATATCATTGGCTTCGGTAGTCATATCTAACATGAAATTTAAATGTGAATATATAAAATCACCAGAGATTTCTTCACCATAAGTTATGGTATCCCCAGACATATCAAAAAGAACTGGAATTTGAATTGTGGCCATTGTATATTAATTATTTATATTAAAATAATTAATTTATAAATTTATAATGTTATGGTAATTTTCCAAATATGCAAATCAATTGTTCTTGGATCTACAAAATCTGTACTATCTAAAGTAAAACTGTCCGAATTTGCGGAACCCATCCACCCCCATTTACCAGCTTCAGCTTCTGGTCCATTTGTTGCGTTTCCTGGGAAAGCCGATTGAACACTGGCCGAAGCCGATACCACATTTGTTTGAAGACCACTTATATCTAAAGGTGAATTATTCATAAAAGCCAGATCGCTATTTTCGGCGGTTTCAGAAGGATGTTTGGCACCTCTTAAATTAAAATGACCGATGGTTGTTTGTGAATTTATATTTCCAGCACTTACAGCATTATAGCACTTTATTACAATATATCTATAATATCTATATGAACCTTGTGTAACTATTGGAAAAGTTTGTGTTACTTGATCTGCCCATGGCCCTGCTTCTGTTTCGTGTATTAATGTTATCCAGTTCGTACCGTTTGTAGAAGCTAATAATCTAAATTCTCTTGGAGGACTATCGTTGTTACCATTATTAGATGTTAGTTTTAATTCAGTTGCCCAAGTGTTTTCACCAATATCGACTTGACCCCATTCACCACTTATTGAATTAGGTGGACTTGTAACACCAATAGAATTACCCATACCAGCGCCGTGAGTATTACAATTATAATATAAAGCACCTGGGGCGTTAGTAGGAACAACAACAGTCGTTTTGGCTCCTGCTGTTCCTGGAGTTCCAACAGTAGTGGCGTAACTGGTATTTGCTCCACCAGAAGTTTCACTAATTTGTATTTGATGTCCAGAATTCGTACCGTCTGATTGGTCAAAAATATATGTATTGCCTTTTACAAAAGCTAAAATTGGATTGAAAGCACCATCAATTTTAAATTTATTACCACCATTATCCCCGACTGTTACGGTATGTGTAGTTGTAGTTGCGGGTGGAGATGTAGCAATATCTACATTTGTGGTGGCCCCATTAGCATTTTCACCTTCATGTACTCCTGTAGTATTATTATAAGAATTTGCTGCGGAATGCCAGAATTCGGCACCTATTATACCATTTCCATCAGTAGAATGTTCAAAAATTTTACCTGTACTATTTTGTGAAGAACTGTGTGTATATGTTTGTGTTGTAATGATTCCAGTTTTATCAGATATGGAATAAGCGGGGATAGCTAATATGGTTTTACCCGTATAATTGAAAGTATAAAGAGCGTTGTTATCCTCTGCTTGTGTTTGAGCAGCAAATTGGATTTTTGGTCGTAAATACATAACCAATTTATCACCACTGATAAAGGGGAATCCACCGGTTAATGTAGTATTTGAGTTATCCTGTACGCCATCGCTAATGTCTCTGGTGGGCATAATTTGAGAACGACCTGGAACATTCATCAATTGTTCATAAATGGATTTTAAAGCAGGAACACTTGTTCCAGATGCGTCTAATGGGTAATTTGAAGTAGTTGAAGCACCAGAACCACCAGTAATAAGGCTTTGTATTTGTGTTGTGGTAAGAGCAGCATTAAAAAATCTTACTTCATCTATTGCCGCCTCTAAATTATAACCACCTTGAAATAATGCTAGCCATTTAAATGCAGAGATTGGTGTTTCACCGTCGGGATATTCAATATAAAAATGATGCCAATTATTATCACATATATTTATTTTACCAGAGGCTGTTCCGGATGTTGTTATATTTAAAAATCTTGTACCATTACCACCGTTAGTGGTAGTTTGGTAAAGTTGTGGCCCAACACCATCAACATAAAGATAAATTTGATCCCCTGTTGGTAGAAATCCTGAACCACTGGCTGTACCATATGTATCTCTAGTATTGGAATAGTATCTAAGAGCATTAGAATACAACCACATCATACCACCTTGATTATCACCTGTTTCCGAACCAGCATCTGATCTATTATCAAAAATAGCCTTTGAGCCAGCGTATGCGGGAATCTTTATATGAAAACTGACCGATTTTACAGAAGCAGGTAAAGTGCTGTTTGATGTTCTTTGAACCCATTGAAAACCAGATGGACTATTGCCTATTGTACTTAATGCTTTTCCACCATAACGACCAGTAATATATGTAACATCATGTGTAGCTTCAAGAGTAACATCTTCATTATCAAAACTTTCATGATAAATTTGAGAAGCCAAGTTACCACCAGTTGCAATAATAGATATGCCTTTATTCATAGGAGCGGAGGATTTACTACCACCTAAAACCTTAGAAAGTTGAACAGCTAAAGCGTTGTAAAATGCTGTATTTCCAGAATTAAAGGTTTGACCAGATGTTGTTTCTAAATCGGACTGGACTGAATTTTTATCAACTAAAATAGCAGCGGCCAATGGTGTTCCCATTAAATGGACTGATGTTACACGAGCCATAGCTCCACCAAGCATTTGTTCATCACCAACGGATGCAATAGAATGTAGATATTTAGAAGCATATTGTCCATCAGGAGGTACTTCTTCTTGTCCGTCGGCCCTAACAACATAAAGCCTACCGCCCATAGGAATGCCTGAATTGGAACTATTTCCTGTTTTTGGTATATGAACTAATTTTCCACGTGTAATGGATTTTGCGATTCGGTTGCATAAATTATCAATAGCTATGCCGTCAGAACCACCAGAATAAAAAATATTATCTCCATCATCTTGGTCACCTACAAGAATGGCGGATGAAATATCAGCAGCGTTTAATGAAATATCATTGGCTTCTGTAGTCATATCTAATAAAAAATCCAAGTGTGAAGATATGAATTCGTCAGATATTTCTTCACCAAATACTAAAGTATCACCTGACATATCAAAAAGAACAGGAATTTGTATTATTGCCATGTATATTATTTATGAACAATTAATTATTAATAATTAATATTTATTATATTAATTATTTTTACATAGTTATGGTAATTTTCCAAATGTGTAAATCACATGTCCTCACATCATTTTCATCGGTAGTTTCAAGTGTTACCGAATCTGAATTTGCGGATCCCATCCATCCCCATTTGTTTTCTTCGGATGCGGTTCCGGAAACAGCATTACCTGGGAAAACGGTTTGAATATCTGCTGCTAATGCTGCTACATTTGTTCCTACACCACTAATATCAAATAAAGCGGCTTCTGTTGGTGCTGCTTTATCAGTATGTATGTCTATTTCAGAAGGAAACTTAGCTCCAGTCAAAACAAGTTCTTGAATGGCGCAAGCCCCATCAATATTACCACCATTTCCAATGGTTTTTTGATATATTTTTTCAATTACAAGTCTAAAATATCTACCAACTTCAGGATTTGGCAATGTGAATGTTTTGTTAATTTTAGTGGCGGTTGTTTCGTTGGATGAAGCCCACTCGCTTGTATCTGTATTGCTTGTTCCTACAATTATTCGGTCGCAAATTTTCCAGTTTACACCATTATTACTTTTAAGTAATCTAAATTGATAAGGGGAACGTCCTCCAATACTATTTTTGTTACCAGCTTTATTATGTGGAATAATAGTGAATTCTGTAACGCCTACTTTTTGACCAATATCAACTTGAATCCATTCGCCAGCCACTACACCCCCTTGAGCTAATGTGGTTTGAACAGAACCAACATAATCACCTTTATCATATTCATCGGCATATGTTTTTGGGGATAACCAACCCCAACCATCATCTTCAACAAATCCGGTTTCGGTACCGGCTTGAGTTGCGGAACCATCAAAAGCAGGATTAATATTTGCGTTTGCGGCGCTACTAAATACGGCCGAATAAACACCACTTTCGCTGTAATTTTGACCAGTAATTGTGGCGGGCGTTCCTACATTATAAGCAGTTATACCATCTTTTAAAGTCATTCTATTAGGGAAAGCTTGTAAAACAGTACTTTCAACTGCTTCAGTTTGAGAAGCAAATTGAATTTTTGGACGAATAAATAAAACCAGTTTATCACCAGGAATAACAGGGAAACCCCCTGTAGTACAGAATGGTTCATTAATTGGTTGTCCAGTTATATCGCGTGTTTCCATAATTTGAGAACGACCTGGAACGTTCAGGAGTTGTTCATATACGGATTTTAATGCTACATTGGATATACCCGAAGCATCGCGAATTGTACCACCATTATTATCCTCTCCTGGATTTAATGGATTTGTTGCTTTACTTCCTCCTAAAACCTTTGAAAGTTGTACAGCCAGAGCATTGTAAAAAAAAGTAGAAGCGCTATTGTGTGTATATGTTTGATCTGAATCGGCTTCTACATCAACTTGTATTTGTGTTGGATCGCTAAACATTGCGGCAGAAAGAGGATGTCCAACTAAATGAACACACGCAACACGCCCCATTGCTTGACCAAGCATTTGTTCGTCACCAATAGGTGCTATTGATGTGGGATATTTTGGAGAATATATATTCATTGATGGCGTTCCGTTAACAACGCCGTTAGCATCTCTTAATGCTCTACCTCCCATAGGAATACCAGAATTGGAAGTATTTCCTGTTTTTGGAACATGAACTAATTTTCCCCGCGTAATTGCTTTTGAAATGCGGTCACATAATCTATCTACAGCTGAAATACCAGTAGTAACTCCTGATAAATCGCTTGAATAAAATATACCATCGGATGTTTCGTGGTCTCCTACCAAAATAGTGCCTGATAAATCAGCAGCATTAAAGGAAACGCCATTAGCTTCAGTAGTCATATCTAAAGTAAAATCTAAATGCGATGAAACAAAATCGGAACCAGCCGCTTCACCAAAAACAATGGTATCACCGGACATATCGAATAGAACTGGAACTTGGAGAGTTGCCATTATATATATTATAAATTAATATTAATTATTTATAATTTACTAAATAATTTTACATTTATAAAGATATTGTAATTTTCCATACGTGCAAATCAATTGTTGAAGAATTTAGCTCATCGGTTGTTTCAAGAGTTAAAGAATCACTAACACCTGAACCCATCCAACACCATTTATTTTCTTCGGCATCAACTCCATGGTGGTCTTTTCCTGGGAAAGCATTAAAAACCTTTGTAGATTGCGATACAACATTAGTAATTAAACCACTAATATCAACACCTTCGGCAGATGGTTGTTGGTCTACATACTCACCTGCTATTTCAGTTTTTTTTACACCAAACATATTTACGGATTCAATACCAGTATTCATACTAATATCTGAAATTTGTCTTCTATTAATTACAAAACGCCAATATTTATAATGATGTAATGTTCCATCAAAATTAACGGTTAAATCTGTGTTTTGATTATTATAAAACCAAGTATTTGCAGAATTTATATTGGTCCATGTTTTAATAATATTCCAATCGTTACCATTTGCGGGGTCTTCATTTGATCCCAATAAAGCAAAATGTGTAGGATTTATTTTAGTGGTATTGGTGGTTGGGTTATTATAAATAGGTTTTATAACGACCTTAGTTATAGCATATCTTTCAGGCATTCTAACTTGTGTCCATTCGCCAGCATAAGGTCCCAATGTTGTAGGAGTAGTTTGGTCATTAGCACCAGCAGTATTATAAGTCCCGTCATCAAGATAACCTGGGTTTAATGAAATAAAACCATTGAATTCTGTTCGCCAATGTGTTTGTCCGCCTTCACCTCCATCACCCCAAGCATTTTTTCCCAAGTAATTAGAACCTGCTGAGTAATGTCCGGAATCATTATAAACTTGATTTCTATTAACACCGTTTGTATGTGCCGTTCCTGCCGCAAAAGCGTATGGAGTTACTAAAGGTGTTCCCGGAATTTGCCAACCCTGTAATGTACTTTGAAATTGAGCAACTGTATCTGCTGAAAATTCAATTTTTGGTCTAATAAACATTACTAATTTATCGCCTGGTAAAATTGGGAAAGGACCAGTATGTGTTTGACCACTTACATCTTTATGTGGATCATTAGGGTCTCTTTCCCCACTTATATCTCTGGATTCTATCATATGTTTTGCTCTACCAGGAATAGTAAGAAGTTGTTCTAATACAGATTTTAAAGCGGGGAGACTTGTACCCGATGCGTCTAATACGGCTTCTCCTGCATATCCTGATGCGCTTACAGGAGTTGGTGATAATGAACCACCTAACACTTTAGATAATTGTTCTGCTATTTGATTATAAAAAAAGAAGGTTACGGGAGCACCCGCTACAAGACAAGCTTCAAATGAGTTAGCAGTTGGTGTTTCAAGGTAATTTTGGATTGAATTATCATCAACGAAAATCGATGCGGATAGAGGATGTCCAACTAAATGAACGCAAGCAATACGACCCATTGCGTCACCTAATTTTTGTTCATCGCCAATGGGAGCAATGGATGAAAAATATTTTGATGCGTAAATATTAAAATTTGGAGAAGGGTCAACTACGCCATTGGCGTTTCTTAAGGAACGACCTCCCATAGGAATACCTGTATTAGAAGAATTTCCTGTTTTTGGTACATGAACCAATTTGCCCTTTGTAATTGCTTTGGCAACGGTATTAGCCAATAAATCTATTTCTGCTGAACCGTGTGTTGATGATTCGTGTGCGTATCCGTAAAATAAATTTTCGGTATCATCTTGGTCACCTACTCGTATAGCATGAGAAAAATTCGCGGCGTTTAAAGATATATCATTGGTCAGTGTTCTCATATCTAAATTAAAATCTAAATGAGAATTTATAAAATCTGCGGTAGTTCCATCTTCACCGAATACTAAAGTATCTCCAGACATATCAAAAAGAACAGGAATTTGTATAGTGAATCCCGACATATATTAATTATTTATATTTTAAATAATAAATTAAAGAGTAATTGTAATTTTCCAAATATGTTGGTCCATAGTATTAACGGCTGTTATGTTGGTAGATTCAATTCCAATCATAGTGGCGTTAGGGGAACCCATCCATCCATATGTATTTGCTTCAGCTGCTTGACCTGCTGCTGCTCTACCAGGAAATACTGTAGAAATGGTGGAGGCAGTTGCGCCAGCAGTAACAAGACCACTAATATCTTTCACGGTTGCGTTACTTACATCTAAAGTGGAACCAGTAAATCCTAATAAATTAGAAGCTGTAACATCAACACTTTCAAAAGCAAATTCAACTTTAGGGCGGATATAAACTACAATTTTATCGCCCGTATGCATAGGCATTCCTACTGTAGTGGTTCTATTGCCTTCCGCACCTAAACCGGTTACTTCAATAGCAGAATCCATATCAAGGGCTCTACCCGGAATATTCATTAACTGTTCGAACATAGATTTAACGGCGGGAAGTTCTTTACCATTAGATTTAAGTTGAGAAGTTCTAAACATTCTCATTGATGTAACCTCACTTGCGGTTAAAGCACTTCCAAAATAATGAACTTCATCAAGGAGAGCACCTCGCATACTATTACCAGTAACTCCTGCTCTTGTAGCAGTTTTATTAGCCATCCAAGAGATAGTATTTGGATAATAACCATCAGTAAATTCAACATAAAAGAAATTCCATTTGCCTGCTATTTCTGCTTTAGTGAGTGCTGTTTCTAATTGATAAGAATTAGTTTGTGTAAAGTTAGCCAAACCTCTTGCGACTTCATTAACAGAAATGGCGGCTAATTGCGAACTGTCGTTGTCGTCTTGAGCTGCTAGTCTATCATCATTTGAATTTTCGTTTCTCAATTGTAATTTAAAATTTTTATCATCCCCTACATTTTTGGTGCTTGCGTGGAATATGGTTTGGTAATCCAAAACATTTAAAGAAGGATCGTCGGCGGCGGTTCTTAACCAGAAGGTCATTGATTTAACATTTGGGCTACCTACAAACGAAGCGGCGGATAAATCGTGAATATACAATGGTTTATCTGTAGCTCCTGATGGAGCCTCTGTTCCAGACGATAAAGCTTTTGTAGAAGCAGCATTGTAACTTACATCTGGGACGGCGATAATGGTTCCTATACTTTCCGCTGTAGTAGCGGCAAGTTCGGCATCAACAAGAGAGGAACCTTCAAAAATGGCTTGTCCAACTTGTCCAGATGGGTCAAGAACAGAATTGCTAAGAGGAGTTGAACATAATGCTCCGCCCAAAACTTTAGATAATTGTGTTGCGAAAGTGTTGTAAAAGTTAACAGTAGAGCCATCAGAAGAGAAAGTTGAACCTGCTGCTACTTCTAAATCATCTTGAATAGTTCCTTCATTTTTAAATACGGCTTGTGCTAAAGGATGTCCAACTAAATGAACAGCTGCAACTCTTGCCATAGCTTCGCCCATCATTTGTTCATCACCAACAGGGGCTATAGAAGTTCTATATTTCAACGCATATGCGGCACCAACACCAGTGGTTCCGTCTGCTTTTACCAATGGTCTTCCCCCCATTGGAATACCACCATCAGAGTGGTCAGTTCCATTATTGGTAATATCGTGTACTAATTTACCTCTTGTGATAGCTTTTGCGATTCTATTACATAAAAGATCTACAGAACCGGATGTTAAATTATTGGCGTAATAAATAGTATCGCTAATTTCGTGATCGCCAACAGATATGGCGTTTACAATATCATTAAAATCAAGTGATACACCATTGGCGATGGTTGTCATATCTAAAGTAAATTCAAGATGTGGTGTAATAAAATCAGCGGTTACGGCTGATTCACCAAATACGGTTGCTGTTCCGGATACATCGAATAATACAGGTAATTGAACTGTTGCGGTTGTCATATTATAAAATATAGTAAGAAAAAAGGAATCATCAATTATCACTAATTAACACTTTTAAAATCCAATTTGTTTCAGGAATTGTTATTTGGTTTAACCCAAAGAATATGGGAAATCGTGGCATTTTAATATTGAATTCAACTATATCTAAATGGTTAAAAACTAATTCATTTTCTTTTAAAAAGTTTTCTTTTAAAAAACGGTTCAAATATTCTTCTTCATAAAAACTATCTGTTATGGATTCAAAACTATTGAATAAGGCTTTTTTTATAATATCATCATTTTTAAAGGGTTCATAAGCTTCGGGGTGTCCAAATAGATAATTTGAAATAAATTGAATGTAGTATAAATATAAATTTCCTAAAACCAAATCGTTTTTTGAAAATGACCGACCATACATATTTAAATTCCCTTTCAATGATTTATTTAAATTTATTAATAATTTAGACATATTTTTATAATTATATTTTAATTCGTCACCTGAGATATCGTAAGAGAATGAATCTTTCCAAAGATTCAATTTAGAAAATGATAAGGCTTCAAAAAAAAATGTGTATGGATTCGAACTTACATCTTTAAAGTTAAAACAAGATTTGTATTGAATAATATTATTAGGAATAGACATATAATATTATTTTTCATATAAAATTTGAAATTCTAATGCGAAAGAATAATCCATACCCAATAAATCTATAGGCATGCCGTATTCATCCATTAGTTTTATATGTAATTTATCTATATTAACGGGACCAAAATAATGTCTTTTTTTTGTAATTTTATCTGTACAATCATCAAATAGAACAACACCTTTACCTTCACGCATAGGTATTCTGGCTAATATATTGTCTTGTAGAAATGAATTTTCATAAAGTACGGTAACTACATCGTGAACACAAGGATTAAAATCATTAATGGCGAGGAAAAAATATTTAGAACCTGCTAAATCCACGGCTGCTTCACTTTGGTAAATATGTGATCCTTCATATTTTCTATTTCTAAAGCCTAACAACCAGCCTAATGTTTTCATAGGAGGTGAATTAGAATCAACAGGATTTGTAAAATCCAATTCGAAATGGGTTTTATCGTTAGCATTTAAGTTTGTTATGGTTGTTCGCATACTTTTTTCATCGATATTGATTGAACATAATATATCAGACTTTGTAATAGCTCCTCCGCTTAAATCGTTTATTGCTGTTCCGAGTAACCAATATTCATAATTACCAGAAGCCACTGTGGTTTTATGTACAACACCATTTTTTGAAATAGTAAATCCGTTAGTACCATTATTTGCCGAAATAACGTGTTGAACATTAGGTATTTCCATACTTGATAAACGCATTGAAATTACATTTTTCATAGGATTAGTTAAATTAACTATAAAATCTCCAGGTTGTGTAGAAAAATAATTTTTTCTAAATTTTGTATCTATACTAATTTGACTAACAATAATTCTATTTTTTAATTGGTTTAGATATGGTGTGCCGAAGGTTCTTTCTTTGGTTAAAGTTACCAGAGCGTTTTGTGTTCTTTCATCGGGTTCGTCATCAACTTTGACTGGTTGTTGAAATTGTAAAATTCTTTTGAAACCGTTATTTAATTTACCATTATCTTTAATATTGGCTTGTAATTCTTTTGGATTTTCAAATACGGTATTTTTATCAACAGAATTTGATGTAGGAACAATAGATTTTGGAGCCGTTAATGAAGGTGGAATAAATGTTTGTCCTCCATGGAATGGTGCTGGTATATTGGACATTGCTAATTTTATATTTGCTGCTTCCTTTTCGCTGGCACTAAAAAAAGTGCGTGTTAATTGAGCATTTTTATCATCATCGTCCAGAAAACTCATTATATATTAATTAATATGATATTAATTAAATCTTAATTGATATAATTAATTTATGCGTATTTTTCATTAAATTCTTCCATTTCATGGAGATATCTTTGTTTATCTTTTGCTGCTTGTGTTTCAAAGACTTTCTTTTCATTATCCTTGAGCTTTTTCCAATTGGCTCCCAAATCTTTGCTAACGAGTCCCATCAATGAACCCTTATAGTTTGGATTTTTCTTCTTCAACTTTAAGGTTACATTTTCTCTGTATTTTTCAGAGTAAAACATATAACTTGATTTGGCTCTTTTTGGAGCATTAGGATTTTTTTGAGCTTTAATCTTCATTTTATTACCCAAAAACTTTTCCAAAAGCTCAGGAACCTTATCCGGTTGTCCCAATTCAAGGGCAACCATCTTTACCAAATGAGCATGTGATTCGTACCACACGTCGTTAATCGAAACTGTATTGTTATGAAATACTACACCAGACATTATAATCTAACATATAGTTATTTCTTTAATCAATTTTATTATATATATTATATTTGTGTCCCTTGATAAAAACTTTTTCTTATTTCCTTCACCCTTAATCCATCGGGGAATCTATATAGGCGATGAGCCATGTAAGGATTTAGTAGTATAATAAGTTGTTTATTCGCCCTTATTTTAATATATTCATCATATTTTTTATCACTTTTTTCAAATATACCAAATTCTTTATATTCTTTCGTACTCCACCATCCTCTCCACGAAACAAGCGGCCATGTATTCAATTCTTCAATAACATCATTGATAGCCTTCAAATATAAATAAGGAACTTTCTTCTTCCATATAGTTGAATATGGTCCGGTATCCATTAATTTTTCTTTAATGTCTTTTTTCATTTCTTCAACTGTTGGTCCTTCGTTTTGATACCAAGGTCCATAATTTTGAGCTAACGCATTCATATAAATATTAATAAAATTTAATCTTTATATTTATTATATATGGATCCAAACAAGAGAACAAGTTCAATTGCCAAACGTGTAAAATATAGAGCAAAATCAAAAGAAGCTACAGTTGAAAATGAAAAAAATGAATGGATTAAAATTCTTGACGGAACCATAGGTCATAGAACACTTGTACATGAATTTATGGATTCCACTTCAAAAGTTGAAATGCAACACGCAACAAAGAAAATGAATGAAAAATTTATAGATTTATATGAAGGTGATGGTATTCTTGATGATGGACAATTCAAAAAACTATGGAATGAAAACGGAGTACAAGACTATTATTATTGCTTACCCAAATTCTCTACTCCTCACGGTGAATTTGTTATGTATGTTATACCAAAAAATTTAGCTACTGGATATCACCCAAGAAACCGATTTTTTTATGCTAATGATAATGATGATAATCCATGGTGGAAAAAAATAGGAATGACAAATAGAATACAATTTAAAGGTGATGAGTATTTGATTTATGATTTTCCTTATGAAATACCAGAATTAGATGGAAAGCCTATCAATTTTGAATTTATCACAGCACAAATTACGCGAACGATGCTATCGGAAAGACATAATGCTCTGGTAATACGAACACCTAATGAAGGAGAAAATTATAATCATTTATATACTGAAGCTTATATGGAGGAAATGAAAGATTGGTTTTATCGTATTTTCTATAATGAGAGACTTAATAAAGTATTATTAGGCGATCCAAGTTATTGGGAAACATTTAAAGATAATTTAAACAAAATATATAATTGTTCTTCAAGAAATACAAGCAGAATTAAAAATGCTTGCACAATATTAGGTGGTAAAAAGAGAAAGAGAAGACGTACAAAGAAAAAGAGAAGAAGACGTACAAAGAAAAAGAGAAGAAGACGTACAAAGAAAAAGAGGAGAAGACGTACAAAGAAAAAGAGAAGAAAAAGACGTCGGTAATTATTTACACAATTTTTATCTTTATATAATCACCAATTCTTTATTTTTATACGAACCGCCATTGTATATATTTTTATAATCATAAAATATTCTTTTAATTGTGGACATATATAATTCGTGTTTTTCATTTATTTCTTTCTCTGTTGGGTTAGTATTTTTTTTACATTCTATTCTTTCACCTATTACATATAATAATGGAATTCTATTTGGTACCGATATAGGTAATCCCCATCTACCATAAAATGGCGCTATTCCTATCCGAAATTTTCTTGAAATATTTTTTGCGTATTTAAAAAAAGGCCACATGTTATACACATCGTTTGAACCAAAAACATATACTGGTAAAATGTCTGACCCCCCCTGTATTGCTAATTTAATAAATTTTTTTCTTGATTTTATATTTATATATTCGTTGTCTTCGTCAGCATAAAATAGTTCTTTTATTCCGCCGGGTAATATCGTTAAGTTTTCTTTATTTTTTAAAGCTTTTACTATATTATCTTCTTTCGCACTAATTGATTTTGTTCCTATTAATATGGAGCGAAACGCAAATAAATAAAATGCGGCATTAGCAACCACTGCCCTTATGTCCTTAAATACATTTTCGGTTAATTTACCACATAAAATAGGTACCACACATAAAGGTATTACACCATGAGGACACAATGAAACAATATAAGGACTGGATTTTTTATCAAAATCTTCCTTGTTTTCAAATATAACTTGTGTTGTAAAATAATGATTTGTAAATGTGTTCCAAATATCCCATTTTCTTACATTATCTGTATTTGGTAATATTATATAAAAGAAGGGTAATAACAATAAGTAATTTCCTGTATATATTAGCATGCCTATACTTACCAATAACCAAACAGGTGAAAAACATAAAAAGAAAAAATAAAAAAAAGCTTTAATTTGATTATACAAAGAGTCTGAATCTTTATCGAATAAATTCATTAGGTGAGCTTTCTTTGGAATTTGACATTTTTTTATTACATTATTATACATAATTTAATTATATATAATAGAAATTGTTTAAATCATTTACAATAAGGACCATAAACCATCATAAATAAACAAAATAGTGGAAATAATAGTAATGATATTAATAAACCTTTAAATGGGATGAAAGTTAAACAGTGGAGACAATAAAAACTACATCTCTTATCTTTCTTTTCCAATAATTTATAGTTTTCGGTATAAGTAATAAAAACATTATCATAAATATCCGAAGCAGCTTCAGGAAGGTAATCAAAATACACCGATTCAAATTCATTATCCAATTGCATTAAAAATTCCATAGCAACGCAATCCAAAACCATTTCACTAACATTATGGCCGGCGAAAATAATCCAAATATTTGCTCCGTAAGTAAATAAACTAAAACCAAATTCTTGAAAAGTATCTAACATAGTCCAAGTATCTGCTGCTGGTATCATTTTGTTTAATCTGGTTCTATCGGTTAAGTTATCCCATAGAAAGAAAGATTTCGTAAAATAAATGCCCGCTGCCCCAAACATAACTAATTTTTCATTCCAACCTGCTTGTTGAGGACATAGATTATCGTATGGATAATTATATACTTGATCGGTTATTAATGCTATGTATATTGCCCATTGCGATACAAAAATTATTAAAGGTAAGAAGGCTATATTTGAAAATATATGAGAACAATAAACTGCATTCTTTTTTTTCAACACTTCATTTTTATAACCTCGTGTTATATGATACTTGTACAAAGAAAACATTCCAAATTTCGGATCCGCTAACACAATAGCCCTTTTTTCATCATCACTAATTTCTTGTGCCTTAGCATTCTCCATTATAAATTGTTGTTGTGGAGTAACACATTGCGGTGTTACTTTATAACTATGTTCTGTTCCCGTTAGCAAATCATCTCTCATTTTGGCGGCAACGTGTGCTGATAAAAAAGATAAATTATCGTAACATGCTTTAAAACAACTCATTAATAAAATAATTATTTTCTATTTAATTAGTTTATTTAATGTTATTGTATTCCTCTAAAACAATTTCATCATTTATATTTTCACTTACACCATAATAGTGTTTATATGGAGATATTACAATGATTGTTTTACTTCTTTTCCAAGTTTTATGATTGATATGATATAGAAATTTTACAATCCTAAATTCGCGTTTAAAACTATTATATATTATTCTTGGTCCTCTATGTGGTATATACATTTTTGGTAATGTTTTCAATATAAAATTATATTTATGAATATTTTTATCATTTTTTAAATGCTTTCCTTGTTTTTTAATGTTATGAAATAAATATTCTTTTATTAATTCCCACACATCTTCTACGATGAACATAAATATTAATCATATTTTTATTTTTATATTAAAAAACACAACACCAGTATTTTCTTTGTACATATATAGATTCTGTTTGACATGTTGGACAAATGTTTTTATAATCCGGACTTTTCTTCCACCAATATTTTAAACATTGTTTGTGATAGTTTCCCCCACAAGTAGTACACGTTCTTAAATTTTTTGTTTTATTGATTTTATTAAAACAAATAATGCACTCTATTTGTAACTTATTATACGACGACATATATATTATAAAAACAATTTAAAAAGATTTTGATAACTTAACTTGTAGTGAAATAAAAAACTGCGTCATCTCGATTAGCTCAGTTGGCAGAGCAGGGGTCTTATTAACCCTTTGTCGGGGGTTCAAGTCCCTCATTGAGAACTTGGTCTAAGGACCACAAAGTATCTTTGCAGAGTGGTCAAATGCGCGAGGCTTAAGTCCTCGTCCTTCGGGTTCGTGGGTTCGAATCCCACAGATACTATTAAATATTTAAAAAAGGACTTAGACCTTATTTTTAATTATTATTTATATGTCGTTAGTTGGTGGAAAATATAGTCCTATATGGGCAGTTCCTTTGGAAGAATTTAAAGAAATTGTTAAAAAAAGTTGGTCATATACACAAGTTGCCAGAGAAATTGGATTAACAAATGGAGGATTTAGCGTCACAGTTAAAAATAGAATTAGAAGGGAAAAAATAGATGTATCTCATTTTGACCCAACAAGAAATCATAAAAAAAGATATAATAGATTATTTTCATTTGAAGAAATTTTCAAAAAAGATAGTACATATTTAAGTGGAAAGGCAATAAAAAAAAAGTTGTATGATAAGGGTTTGAAGGGAGAAGTATGCGAATCTTGTACGATAGGTCCAAATTGGAATAATAATCGATTGGTATTACAACTGGATCATATAAATGGGGTTCATAATGATAATAGAATAGAGAATTTGAGAATATTGTGTCCCAATTGTCATTCACAAACAGATACTTTTTGTGCTAAAAACATTAAAAAAACAATTTAAACATTTTTACATAAATAGTCTAAAATGGATACTCCACTTATTGGTTCAAGAGAGACTAACTATAAATTTTTTTATGGTGTTGGGGTCAGCACAATTATAAGTTTTTTATTGTTAATAATTATTACAAGTTATTCAGCATCTATAATAGGTGATGTTGAATTATTAATAAAAGATATGCATATCGTATTACAAGGTGTTAAAGAATTATTACCTGAAGCAAAATTTGGTGCCGATATGCTTAACTTATTGTGCCAAAATAAGAACTTTACGAATTATTATAGAAATGTTCGTCCGATTTGTGTAGAAAGACATTAATAATCACCATCACTTAATCTTTGTTCAATAGAAGTAACCCTTCTCATTAATTTCTTTTTCTTTTTAATCAAATCTTTCTTACCGGTTGTTCTTTTTGAATAAAGCATACACCCATCAAATTCTTTTATTATATTATGTGAATTTTTAGCAACATATAGACATTCTTTATTTCTTTCAGAAGCACAGATATTACCCATGATTATTTTTGTATTTGCGTTCAATTTCTATTTTTATAATGATTCAATTTTACAGTAACACACCTGGGGATTTAGCATTCGGTAATGTGCGCGATTATGCTTTTCGCGAGAAGACGGGTTCGACTCCTTCAATCTCCACCTGCCCCTATAGTGAAATGGCTTATCATAGAAACCTTCTAAGTTTTTGTTCTGGGTTCGAGTCCCAGTGGGGGTACTAAGACCAGGTATGGTCTCAAATAATATATGTAATATATAAAATTGATTTAACTATTATTATTTATTAATAGTTAAATGCCCATCAAATCATGTATTTGGTGTTCAACATATGTATGCAAAATTTAAAAAATCAAAATTAAAGTATTAATATTTATCTAAATAGTATCCCAATCCTTTTGAATCCATTTTAAAAACGTATCCTTCTTTCGCACCAGCAAATTTATCTGAAGGTAAAAAATCTTTATTTTTATTTTTCATCGGTTCTGCTATATTGTCTGATTTATTCATATGAAAAAATATAAAATATCCACCAATTAAAACAATTAATCCTATCAAAACTTTTATCATCATATACAAAAATATATTATAATAAAAATGAAGGTTAAACCCGTGATAAAGTTGATGAAGAACCAAGAATATATTTTGAAGTTTACACCCTTGAAGATTTAAAACGCCGTTTTTTATCTATTGCTATTTAACATTATTAATATACCCCACGCCATCACAAATAGAGGCTGTCCTGGACCATCAACAATATTATGGGTTCGCTGATACGGCAATATTTGCATCATGCTTAATAATACCAAAAAACTT